TGATAGATATTCTTTTTCCTAGTAATTCACTAAGTTTTTCTGCAGTAGATATTGAAGGATCGTAAGCAATTGTTATATGATTTGACCGAACAATTTTATAATTAGCGTATTCTTTCACTTGATTGTATGAGTCTTCAGATAATAACACTGCATAATAACCATTTATTTTTTGTTCTTCATTGAGAAGTTTGCTAATATCTTGTATTAATTTTTTCATAGGAATATTTAAATGTTGAATTTTTTATGTGTATTAAAGAGAAGTCATTCTTATAATAAAAATGATGTTCTACATTTAAAGCAACTATTAGAAACACATTATACTAAAAAATTTAATTTCATATGTTTAAGTAGTATACCTTTGAATTTTTGTGAGTATATTTTATTAGAAGATGATTTGCCTAGATTTTGGAGTAAGTTAGAATTATTTAAAAATGTTTTTGATGGTAAAACTATTTATTTTGATTTAGATTTACATATACAAAATAACATTGATTGGCTTGATGATATTGAGATAGTAGATGATAATTTTTGGTTTTTAGAAGATTATAAATCTAGAAAAAATAATAGTATAAATTCAAGTTTAATGGCTTGGAGTGGAGATAAAACTTTTATTTATAAAAATTTTATAGGTATAAAAGATATTGTTATGAAAGAATATAAAGGCATCACTCTTTTTAAATATAGGTATAGTGACCAGTCATGGATAAAAGATCAATTATCAAATACAGATATAAAAATTAATCATTTTAATGATAATAAAGTTATTAATTATTATAATAGTTCTTTAAAAGAAAAACAAAATGCAAATATAATATTTTTTAGTGGTCGTACTAAAAAAAGAAATTGTTCTTATAGTGTAAAATATAAAATATACCATCAATTTACTAAGTTTTCAAAGATTTCTTTGGTTACAGAATATTATAATGAACATCTTGTTAAAAAACTATTAGTAGCAAAAAATGATATTGATTTTTTAAAAAATAAAATTTTATTTTATACATTTTTATTAGAATATGAAAGTATTATAAAGTCTGATGAGATATTTAATAAAATTAATCCTGATTATATTATTGAATCAAAATATAAAAATAAATTTGATTATAGAGAATTATCTTCAATTCAAAATTTAACAGAAGATTTTAGAAAAGATGTTTTGTTTATGATAGAAAATGATAAGAAAAAATTAAAACAGTTGGAAACCCAATAACTTTATAAATACAAACAATAAATTAATACATATTTTTTATTTAATAAAGGAATTATGTCAGATATTAAAAATATAATAGACAGATACTTCACTGTCTCTGAAGAATCACCTGAATTAGAAAGAGAACAAGAAAAGTCTGCTTCTTCAAGTAGACAGGCTATTCAAGATAAGATTTCGTTAAAACTTCAAGAAATTGAAGAACTAAAAAAACAATTGCGTGATATTAATGAGGACCATTTACCTGGTGAAGAATATGAATACGATTTTGAAGGAGATATGGCTAAGACTCAGCTACAAAAAGCTTGTAATGCTATTGATACATTAAAATCTATTCTTACGGATAATCAAAATTTACCAGAATGGGTACAGAGTAAAATTACGCTTGCTACTGCATATCTTGATACCGCTGCGGATTATATGAAATCAACAAAGGATAGAAAAGAAGATGAAGGTGAAAAATATCATGATGAGTATAAAGAAAAAACTCCAGAGTCAAAACCCATGATGAGAAAGATTACTCCATTTCAAGTAAAACCTATTAGCGCATCAAAACAAATGATGGGTTTTAGTATGGGTGGTGATTCTGATTACAATGATGAAATGTGAGGTATAATTAATGCAATGGTGTTCTCACAATAATACAATAGATGTAGAAGGTAGATTTGAAGTCTTTATGCTGGACGACAAAGTAACTCCTTCTGGTGGAATTGTAGATGCATTTGGTAGATTGAGAATATCAGATGCATTTACTATTTTTGATTCTCAGCATCGTTATGAAGATAATAATAGATGGAGTACAGCAAACACTGTCAATACATCTATTACACATAATCCAAATACAAGTTCATTATCATTGACTGTAGATGACCAAGCTAATAGTGAAGTCATTAGAGAAACTAAAAAGATTTTCTATTATCAACCTGGTAAATCACTTCTTGTTATGAACACATTTGCTATGAATCCTGCTAAAAGCGGACTCAGACAACGTATTGGATATTTCAATGATCAAAATGGAATTTTTTTAGAAGTTGATGACACTACTGCATATCTGGTACTTCGGTCTTATTCAACTGGAAGTGTTCAAGAAAATCGAATTGCACAGACTGATTGGAATATAGACCGTTTTGATGGAACTCAATTTTCATCAATTCGAAAAAAATATGATGTTCGTTCTGACGGTGTAGATGCCATAGATTTTACAAAATCTCAAATTTTTTGGTTAGACATTGAATGGCTAGGTGTGGGTGATGTTCGTTGTGGATTTGTAGATGGTGGTGCTTTAAAAACAGCACATATATTTCATAATGAAAATATAAATGAAGACACATACATGACAACAGCATGTTTGCCTCTAAGATATGAAATTACAAATAAAACAAATACGGCATCTTCCAGCACACTGAAACAAATTTGTTCAACTGTAGTTAGTGAAGGTGGTTTTAATCCCGACAGAAGAGCACCGACCATTTCTCATGGCAGAGATATAAATCAAACATATACACTTGCGAGTGTTGGTACATTTTACAATTTAGCTACTTTTAGATTGACAGCAGACCATTTAGATGCAATTCTTATACCAGAGAGAATTTCTGTGATGGGAGACAGCAATACAAACTATCAATTTAAAATTGTAAAAGATGCAACATTTTTAACTTCAACCGGTAATCCAATAGACTTGGTATTTGTGCCATCTGAAAACTCGGCATTAGAATATAGTATAACAGATGCTGTTGTGAATACCGGTGATGTGATAGATTCTGGCTTTATTGAAACCAAAGGAGAAGTCTCTTTGACAGGATTGCAATTATTTCAACAGTTGGAAAGATATTTGCAAGTCGGTGGTACTTACGATAGAGGTACATACACGTTAGCTATTTCTCCTGGTTCACAACAATCTAAAGTCGCCGGCCATATTAAATGGCTAAGAGTTGTTTGATTTTCTATAATCATTCATCAACGATTTCAATAAAACTTCTCGCAAAGCAGTAGTTCCTTTTCTCCACAAAGGAAATAGAAAAGACATATCATTTGGAAACTCCTGTATTCTAAGTGCAATGTCTTTTTCTTTACTATGTTGTTCTTTAATTACAGTCAACAGTTGAACCAATCTTGTAGTCTCATTACTTACTTTTCGCTCAACATCTTTGCGATGCTTTTCTATCTCTTGATAGAACTCATCTGGTATATCATCCAACCATTTCATATCATCATTATTAATCAGCGATTCTAAAGTCATACGATAGAAATCTTTATCAGCAACAAGCCTGTGAAGATTCATGTACCAATATGATTTAATTTTAGCACAAGTTCCATCCTTAAACTGTACTACAAATCCTTCTGTCTTTTCTGGTATTGGATCTTCAATTGTATGTTTTTTGACAACAGTACATAACTTTTCAAATTCTTCTCTGTATTTTTCATAATCAATCAGACCAGTTTTATTATCTACTGTTCCAATGAAAATAAGTTCCTCACGTTTACCATAGTTTACTACTATTTGATTTTCTGGGTATATGATTTCAAAAATAGGAGTGATGCCGATATCTAACAAATCGTTTATCAAAGTTACCAAAAATTCATCATAATTTTCATTTAAAATTTCTGTACCCATTCTAGCTTGCTCAGAAGCAAAAGACCCCTTGGTGGCGAGATAAACGCTTCCATTAAGCTCATATGGAATGCCCAGAGAGCCGTCTACTTTTTCGTAAACTCCTACGATGTCTGAAACGGGTGGTTGAACTATTTCATCGTAGTTAAAAAACTTTGATGGTCCTCTAGATATAATTTCACCTTTACGTGTGATAAGTCCACGACAGGTTTTTGTTGTATCATTCCAGAAACGTTTATACTGAGTAAACTGTGAGTAGTTATAAATCTTATACTCTGCATCCAATTCATGAGTATTCACATTAATATATTTTTGTTCAATATATTCTTCTAAGTTCTCTAACATGAATTCTCCTTTTGAAATACCGATAAATAATTTTACCGATTTTTTATTTATTAGTCAAGTCAAAAGAGGTTTATGGATTATCTAAACACCAAGTTAGGTATGGCAATGACAATGCGCAAGCATATATCAGAAGAAACATTTGAGCAAGAGTATGATGGTAGTTCAATCAAACTCATGAATCATTTGATTTGGGGTGATAAGGATTTGTTTAAGAAACAATTATTGGCACTTGAGCAAAACGAAAATCTAGATAGTTAAATTAGAGAATGTATAGTCGGTTCCTTCCCAACCGATTTTTCTCAAATCCTCACGTACTTCATTTGTGATTGTTCCTTCTGTTTTTTCTGTTCCGCATATCATAGCTGGATAAAAATCAAGATACATTTCGCCTTGATTTCTTAAATCAGCAATGATGCCGGCGGCTTCACGAAAAGAAAATGTATTGGTAGCATCTCCCTTTTTCCAAACAATATTACACATGGCCAAATATAAATCATTGGCATAATCTATGTTCTGCAATTTTTCATTCACAAAAGATTCTTGAATATCTTGTATAAGTTCATGCATAATTTATCCTATAAAGAATGTTAGCGGCTCCGAATAATCAGTGTACAATTGTTCTTTGAGTTTGTCAAGTTCAGCCTGCGCATCATTAATCATTGCGTTCCCATCCAATTGAACGTTTCCGGGAAGTGTCATTCCTGAGTACTTAGAAAGATTTTGACCCCATTGATATTTTACCTTTGCTTTAAAATATTCTTTAAGCCATCTATCACCATATACACCGGGATATTCTTCAGGGTCTAAGACTTTAAAACATTCTAGAATAATAAAATCTCCCGGTTCAATATCTGCTTTTGAATCTGCACCTGCAAATTCATCAACAAACTGCAATTGATAATCTACACTATCATCTATTTTATCTTCCTCAGTGAGTAAATTCTGATCATTTTCAGTAATAATATTTGCTGGTCTCCAGTCTCTTGCTCCCCAATTCCAGTCAATAAACAATTTATTTTGATAACGATTGAATCTTACATTGTGTTTTGGTTTAAGAATTAAATCCAAAACTTCACCATATTGTCTGAACATTGTATATGAAGTGAGGTCTATACTTGCCCAACTTCGGTCTGTTGCTGCGTTTAGTAGGTGATAAATAGGATCGAAGACTAAATCTACATTTCCAAATATTCCTCTAGATAATGGTATTAATCTCATTATGCCTAAAACAGAGGAACCATCTATGGGAATGTATTGATTGTAAATATCTTCTTCTGAGACCTGATATCTAATATAATCACGATTTGTACCACCAAGATTATATTCTTGAAAGAGTTCCAAAGTATCATCTAAACGGTCTTCTAATTGTTCAGCAGTAACATTTATATGAATCATTGGATGACCCAATGAACGCAAAGCCCATTGTATTAAATCTTCTCTTGTTTTTATCATACGTATAAATAAGTTAAAATTAGAAATTAAACAGTATAGTATTATTTATTAAAATAGTTTCATAAATAAAAAGAACCCTCTAGTATAATTATTATTCTGAAAAATAAAGGAATTTTAAATGTCAGAACCAAAGACTTTACTACCTGAAATAGCAAATAGTCCTTATTTTGTAAAATATCCAGGAAGAAACTTTTCACAAATTTTATTTAAACCAGGATACCCATTACAATCTGCAGAACTCATCTCGTTACAAAATATATTAAATGAACAAATCAAAAGATTTGGTGATCATATATTTAAAGATGGTTCTATTGTTTCATCTACTGGTGGTATAGATTTTGATAACTGTCAGCTTTATGAATTGGCAGATGGTGCAAATACTTCGGTGACTGCTGGTTCTGTGAATAGTACCGTAGTTTTCACAACAAATATCAATGACACTGCAGCTACTGTTCTTGAGGGTAAATTTATAGCCATGAAAGAAGCTTTTGTGGAAGATGGGATCGTTTATCCTATTATGATAGGATTGAAATTTCCCGCAGGATTTCCACAAAATACAATTAGTACATTAAATGAAGTTAAAGTCTATATTAAAGAATCAGACACAAATTTTGTTGAAGTAGGAACTCTTGCAAATTCAACACCAAGAGCCGGTAAATATGGAACTATCAATAGCAGCATATTTTATGTATCTGGATATTTCACAAATATAGCACCTCAAACTTATATATTTGGTGTTGAGAACATTCCTAATTTAAATCGTGAAGTTGGAGTTGAACTTGTTTGGGAAATAGCAGATATAACAGACCCTGTTTATGGAACACAATTATTTGACCCTGCAGAAAACGCATTCAATGAAAATTCTCCAGGTGCTGACAGATTAATACTAAGACTACAATTAGCGGACCATCCTTTAAATTATACACAAACAGATTCTGATTGGAAATTTGTTCCTCTCTTAAAATTTAAAGATGGTAATCTTGTATATAGAGTAAAATATCCAGTATACAGTGTTCTTGGAGAAACTTTAGCAAGAAGAACATATGAAATCAATGGAAATTTTGTTGTTGATAATTTTAAATTAAATATTGAATCTGATTCTGAACTTGCAGGTACACATCTAATTACAAATACTGAAGTGATTACTGCAGGTGAAGAAATTGTTTATACTATTGTGGGTACTAATACGAATTATAATGAACTATCAGTAAACAATTATTTAATGTTTGGTACTGATATTGATTTCAATCGCTTACTTAAAATTATTGATATAGAAAGTAATAATAGAATTCGTGTAAGTGATATACACTATGATTCTTATAACGATGCGGCAGGTGCTGCACTGTTACTTGCAAATCAAAATATAGTTTTAAGAGATGAAGAAAAATTAAATTATGTACTTAGTGAAGGTAAAGCATATGTAAAAGGATATCGTTTTGAAACTACATTCAATACAAAGCTTGAAGATGTTAAAGCAAGAGAAACAGATACTGTTACTAATTTAAATATCACCACAAACGAACATTATTTTGAATTAGAGAATTTCGTTCACACAGAAAATTTTATAGATTTTGATGAATTATCTTTAATTGATATGCATTGTACTTTTCATAAGGAATTGTACAATGTTCAAATAGAACTTGGTGGAGGCTTTACAAGTGATATAACAATTGGAATTGGAAATGTTATTGATATAAATGGCACTAAATTTGAAGCCGTTTCTGCTGTTACAAAAACTGGCGGCATACTTTCAGCAACTTATAGAATTACTGAGTACTCAAAGAATAGCACAGATGGTTTACCTATTGTTGGTCAAAACTACATTGTTATCAATACGAACACAAATGAAAACAACACTTATACCTTACGTGCATTAACAAAATTAAATGAAGCACCGTTTGTAAGCAATACTGCAGAAAGTTACGTTGTTCAAACAGTTTCAGATAATACTGCAAATACAGCATCTATTTCAAGTAATGGTTATTCAATTAATTTTACAAGAAATTCTGCAGGCTATTACAACACAGAATTTGATGAAGGTGACTATGTAATTATTAGAGATAGTAATGGATTTGTAGCACATGGTTATGTAAATGATATACCAACAACTGTCTCCACAACTATGACAGTAGACACAAATGTTTCTGTTCTTGATCCAACAACAACATATATTATTGAAAAGCCAAGCTATGCTGATTATTATAATTATCAATACAATTCAACAAAAATTGGAACAATTCGTGCCAACTCGGTAGGAGTCTACGATAAAAATAGATTCAGATATTCTCACTATAAACTTGATTCAACACCAAAGCAATTTGTAGTAACTCGTATCAGTGGTTCTACAATTAGAGGTATTGGATTAAATCTTAGTGTAGTAGACGATGTGTATAATGGAATGCATATAGAAAACAATGGAAGAAGATGGGAAATTGAAGATTATAATGGGTCAACTCAAGAATTTACACTAAGCAATGTCTCTCTCATCAATCCTATTAATTTTAGTGTTGGTGATACTGTTGACTTAACATTCTATCTTTATAATATCAAATCAATTGTAAAAAGTGATTATATCAATGGAACTGAATTTTATGGAAACATAAAACAAACCAACACAAATTATCCCACAATAAAAACACCAAATCAAACACAGAAGAAATTTGCTAGAGTAATTAATGAGGGAGAGGGTGAAGTAAAAGCGGTTCGTGTTGATAGTTATGATTTATTCTATCAACAAAAATGGACAAACAGCGGAGGAGTCACTAATCAGATTTCAAATAATATAGGCACAAATTACGCTGAAAATTATGATATTACAAATGATTATGTTAAAGTATATGCTGCTAAAACATTATACGATACTTCAAATGGATATGTAAAGTATCATAAAGGAGAACTTATACCTATAACTTCTGCTATCATAACCAGTTATAATTTTCAAATAGTTTTTGTAGATACTTTTGAAAATAATGATGAGTTTATTGTGCAAGCAGTAATTCCAGTTTCGCAACCAAATCAAAGAACGAAAGACCTTCAAACATTCACTGACACACTTACAGTATACGTGAATAAAACAACCGCTGATTTTATTATAGACGATGTGAGATACTTAGGTGATGCTGGCTCATCATTTGTATTAAATCATAGTGATGTTTATAGAATAAGAAAAATATTAGTTGGCGTTGGTAAAGCAACACCAACAGTTGACCTTACAAATTATTTTGATTTGGATACAGGACAAAGAGACACGCACTATGATAGAGGCAGAATAGTTTTAAAGTCTCACCTAACTCTTCCGCAAATAAATGATTTAGCAAATACAAATGACAATTTCTATGTCTTTCAAGTAGAATATGATTATTTTGAATCCACAAAAGGACATTATTTCACAGTAAGTAGTTATCGAGACATACATTATAGAAAAATACCAACATATGTAGATGCTGCTAAAAATAATTATCCATTGCGAAATGTAATAGATTTTAGACCTGTACGAAATCCGATTATTGGAAGCACTACAGATTATAGTCAAGAAGTAGATATCATAGGAAATGTTGAATTAGATTATGATTACTACCTGAATCAAAATAAAGTCATTGCACTTCAAGGTAATGGTTCATCAGAAATAGAACTACAGTATTCTAATCAAGAAATTTATGTTCCTTCTGATTATAATATAAGATTATATGATTTAACAATTGCTGCATACACTTTTGATTTTGATGATATTGAATACAAATTGATTGACAATAAAAATTATACAATGAAAGATATTTCTAAACTTCAAAAAAGAATAGAAAATCTAGAAGATATTGCTCAATTAAATGCACTAGAACTGCAAGCGATTCAAACAAAACTCAGCACACCAACCGGTGAACCTAGATTTACAAATGGTTTGCTTGTGGATATGTTTTCTGGATTTGCAATTTCAAAAGTAGATCAAGAAGGATTTTCTGCATCAATTGATATTGATGGTATGAAGATGTATCCATCATTTAAATCAAATAATACATTATTAGAAATTTCACCAAATGCTACGATAGGAACAACATTCCCCACTAAAAATAAAAACATCGTTTTCTTACCTGTTTCAAGTGAGACTTCAGAAGCTAATACTATTGATGGTACTACAGCAACTTCTGAAAATTCAAATCTTTCTGCTTTTGTAAATGGTAAACTTTCTCTGTACCCATTTAGTGAAAATTGGTATAGTACACAATCTGCTCCAAATGTTCTGTTGAATATTGACAATCAATTTAAGAATTGGAAGTTACTAAAAAACAACGGACATAAAACTCAATGGGGAGATTGGGAACAATTCTGGTCGGGTGTAAATGTAGACACTACAGAAGTTTCTTTAGCAAACGCCACTCTTTCTCAAAAAACAGGAAGAATGGTGAACAACAAAAACAATATTGAAAAAATTATAAATGATAAAAAGATTAATACTACATTAACTTTTAAGTCAAGACAAAAAGATATTGGATTTGTTTTACAGATGTTGGATGCAGATACAACCAAACAATATAATGTATATGTAAATGACACACTCAGGGGAATATCTGCTGGACAAAAAATTACATTTGTTTCTACAAGTACAGCATCAGAAAGTAGTTTTAAAGCATTGTATCAAGGTTATGAGATAACTCAAGTAATTGCTAATGTAGGAACTGCTTATGGAACAATCAATCATATAGAATTAGTATCTACAACAGCAACAAGCAAAACATATAATTTGTATGTAACAAATGTGATGACAAATCAGTTTGTATCTGGAACTGATTTAACTGAATTAAATGGTACAGTATCTGCCGTGGCTACTTATGGTAGTTCAACAGTAAGCTTAGATTCTGATGGAATTCTTTGTGGTCATTTTACTATTACCGAAGGTGAAATTTTAGCAAACTCATCTGTAGATGTTCAAGTGAAGGATGTTGCTACTGGCGTTCCTGTAGCATCTAATAAATTTTATTTTGGAGGATTGCTTGAGACAAAAACAAGTCATTGTCAATCCATAAGACCTGTTCAACGAAAATTATTCTCAAACACAAATACAGAATACATTGATGATAAAACATACATCATCAATAGTACAACAAGAGTTCAAGCACCATTACATCAAACATTCATTTTAGATAGTTCAAGATTTTTATCTAAAATGAAACTTCACTATAACAATCCAAATGCAACTGATGTAAAAGTAATTGCTACAATACAACCATTAGTAAATGGTAATCTATCACCTTCTCTAGTGTTACCATTTAGTGAAGTGATTGTAACTGCAGCAAGTGGAGATGGTGTTTTGGAAATACCATATGAAATACCAGTTTATGTTTCTTCTAATAAGGAATATGCACTTGTTTTAAGAACAGAAGAAAATCTGAATTTTTACACTACAACAAATACATCTACAGAAATTTTTGTAGAAAATGTCGTTGCTGTAAATGGAAATGCTCCAACTTCTGTTGTATTACAAATGGAAATTTTAAGTTGCATATTTAATACAAATCAAAAAGAAATGTTATTGAGACCACGTGAAAGTAGTTTTAATGAAACAGTAGATAGAATGAGATTGAATGTGGACTCTATGAATCTCACAGGAACTAGAACTGATTTTGAATGGAAAGCTAGAAATTACGATGAAACAACTCAAGATGTTTTTTACAAAAACATTTCTCCAAATGAAACAAGTGTATTAAATCATCGTAAAGCATTCACACAATCTGATTTTGAACTCAATGTGAAACTGAGTTCTAGTGATAATAAATTCACACCAATGTTAGACCTGAGTCGAATGTCTGTAACAACAATTGAACATCATATTGATAATGGTGCAATGTTACAAGACAATGTTACTGTCACTAGAAGTGGCAGCATTACAGATTTAATACAGATTACTTTAACAGAAAGAGATGCTGCGAATGTACATAATAGAATATGTGTATTCACTGTAGATGCAAGTGGAACTATTACAAACTTTTATTCAGATCCTAATTTCTTATTGTTTGTCAGTGAATATGATATATCAGTTAGAAAATTTGATAGCACAACAAATTTATTTGTAGATTACAGTGCTGCAACAATTTCCAATAATACAATTACTGACACTGGATTAAACATCACTGTAAATGTTGTTTCAGAATATGATGCTAATGAAGTTGGTAATGTTTCTCATCGTTATTATTCACCAATTGTTACACTTGCAGATGATTTTGAAGCAATGCAATTATATGTACAAATGGAT